ACCGGCATTTTCGCCGGTTGCCATTAGTTCTATACCTAGATCTGAAAATGTTGATGCCATAATTTAATCCTTAAGGTGTCGGTGAGTTGACTGGTATTCTAACTGTTCCATCAGTATAGTCATCTCTTCGTCTTCTACCTATTTGCTCTCCTCCAAATTTTTGTACTTCTTGTTGATATTTCTGTTCATACAAAGCTAACATATCTGCTGGCCCTTTTAAAAAACCATAGGTCTCTGCTAAACAACAATATAGCAGACCGTTTGGAAAATTCATACTAATATAATTAGTGTCATCATTTTCCAATAACGCTGGCGCTGCATTGTAGTGTATTTTGTATGCAAATGTTGCACTCGGTGTTGGTGATACAATAATAGATCCAGAATTTGATGAGCTTTCTCCAGTTGCTCCTGTATCTAACATTGCATAATATTTTGGTGTTCCAGTTGATGTAGTTGCTGAAATATATTCTTCTAAAAATGTTATATCTCTTTTTTCTAAATAACTATTAGCACCAGTAAAAGTAGATCCAGTTGCAGTATAAACCTGCACTGCTCTAACAAATACAGCTCCTGCTGGTACAGTTACAGTGCCTGTTCCAGATGTAAAATTACCTGTAGCTGTTTTTCTATCAGCATCAATAGGAACATCTCTAAAAATTCTATATTGCGCATTTAATATTATATTTTCTAAAACACTATCTGACAGCACTGTTGAGCTAACTTCTGTGTAGCTTCTTATCTGTGTTTTTAATCCTGATGCACTTAATCCTGCCATTATGCTGATAGACTAACTGGTCCTGCAGACACAGTTGGTCCTCCTCCTTTTTCTGTTACACTTGGAGTTGCCCCCAAACTAAAAGTGTATTTATCTGTTGTTGTAACTGTTATACTAAATCCTGAAGAGTTTTCATAGGTAGAAAAAGAAACTCCACCTGGGCTACCCTGAACATTTCTAAATCTCACAGTATCACCTGACGTTCTTCCATGATTTATTTCTGTAACTGTAACTGTTTGTGAACTTGCAGTAATCGAAAAAGGATTACTACCTAACATGGCTGCAACCTCGTTTTCAGTTCTATCTGGTCTAACATCTCTTAACCCCTGTGCATCTCCAGATCTAGATCTTAACTCTAACTGCGGATGCTTTTCTTCATATTCTGATTTATGAACAAAATGACCGTTCCATTCTTTTACCATTTCTTCATACGGAAACGCCATGCCTGATCTATCAGATATTGCTTTTGATTTTTTTCCTCTTGCAAACGCCATTATGCTCCTGGGTAATAAGTTTTAGGTGTTATTATTGTGCTAGATGAAGATCCATCTTCAGCTAAAGCTCTAGCTAACTCATCTTCATAATATAGTTTCATGGCTTGTATTCTATCTGGTGCATACTTTTGCGCTAAATAGAAAGCTAAACCAGAAACCATACATGGTACAAATCTGTAGGGTACATCTGTTGCATCAGTATAAGTCGAGTCCGCATCTTGTATTCTTTTTACAAAAAAGATGTGCATGTCTTTTGATGCAGCTGTAGAGTCTGGTGCGGGATATACTGTGACAGTTGTTTTATCTATAAATCGTTGAACAAAGTATTGAGAGGGAGTTCCTTTAGATAATTTTCCTGACAAACTAGAATATGTAGATCTATCAATCTTTGTCATTGCTGA